GTCTTGCGACGGCGGCATAGACCATTCGAGTAACCCTGTTCCGTTGAATGCCTGCACGCTGTCGGCGGTCAGGTTGCCGTTTTTGTTCGGCCATATGACGTTTGCATAATGCTGGAAGTATGTGTTGACAGTGTAATCGGTGATCGTAAGGCCGCTGTTGTTCGTCGTCGTTCCATTGCCGTTCCCTTGAAGCAGTGAATAGAAAGTTTGCGATCCCCCATTAGGCGCAAAGTTCGATTGAAAGCCTATATAGATAAACACATCCAGCGCGGTATTCACGGACGATGGAAGTACGACTCCGCCGTTCGCGTTGCATTGAATCCCGCCAGTTGTGGCGATGATCGTCGGAGTTGTTCCTACCGTCCCCGTCGCGTTGCGCCCGTTGCCTGAATAGTCAAGCAGCCCTGAAGGCGTCTCCGTTGGCAGCATTCGGTACTCTGCCATCAAGCCAGTTCTAACCGGAACAGTGCTGACTCCCGGCTCGCCTGGAATATCTGCAACAGGAAAGGCCGAGTTAGGGGAAACGCCGCCGCCTCCGGCATCCGCCCAAGCATTCGTTGACGCCGTGTATTGCCAGCGGCAGATGGTCACGGAATTGGCCGTGGAATTCACCACGCAAGCCGTCGAAATGTTGCCGCCGAAGATTACCGTTCTGCTTCCCGTCGCGTCTTGCACGAATTTCATGCTTACAAGATAGCCCGTGGCCGGCGTGACCGTGGAAGTTAGCGTAACTCCGGTAACGTTCTGATTCAATGTCACATAGAAGTCAGCCGAGTCGGTGACATTGGCGGTGACGGTGCCGCCGCTGATAAGCACGATGCGCTGCGCCATGACTGGCGAGGCCAGCAGAAACAAAAGAAGCAAACGTCTCATTGTTCTCCTTCCGAACCCGGATAGATTATCTGAAAAGCCAGCCGGAGGGCATTGGCCATCGAAGTGTGATCCTTGAGCATGTTGGCCACGTTGAAAAGCGTTTTCGCCCCGGTGATAGTGTCGGTCGCCAGGCGTGCATAGGTAGAAGGCTTTTTGATGTCCACGGCGCTCAGGCCGCTCTCTGTTCTTCCGGCTTTTTCCATGCGCACGGCATGCTCTCCGGCTTTCGATGCTTCGGTGAGGTTGGCGCTGGATTCCAGCAAATCCTTCGCTTCGGGAGCGTTGCCGATGAGGCTGTCCTTCACCTTGCCGCCGAAGATTTTGGAGGCGCTGGCCACCGATGGCTTCAAGTCGCCTTCGACGAACCGCGCCTGCCTGGCCACTTCCTGCTTGAGTTCGTTGGCTTCTACATTCGTCAGCTTATCCAGATTTTTCAATCCCAGCTTGTCGGCGGCATCCAGCACGGTCTGCTCGAAACGGTTCACTGCCGCCGGATTCGGGATGCTCTTCGAGGCGTCTGTGGCGGCTTGAAAGACATCGACTGTTCCGGGAGCTTTCTTGAGTACGGTGTTCAGTTCCGAAGTGACTTGCTTCGAGGCTTCGCCGATATTGCCGACCATCTCTTTGAGGTTGCCCGTGGCCAATCCGCGCGTGAGCACTTCTTCGGCTGGCTCACGACCAAACTGGAACGCTTTCGGGCCGAGACGCAGAATCCTAGCAAGGGACTGCGAGGCCATGGGAGAGAATTTCTCGCCAAGCCAAGCTCCGCCTTCCGAAACCGGCTGAGGTGCGGCATACAAAGCCGATTCTCCTGCGACACTCCCAACAGTGGGACTCTGTTGCCCTGCTGCAACACCTGGAGCTGCCCCGGCACCGGAAAGAAGCGTTCTGAGCGCGGTCCCGCCAAGGCCAGTTGCTCCAGCGGCGGGAACTGGAGCAAGAACAGAGCCTGCCGTAGCTGCCGCTGCCCCAAAGCCAGCCTGCTTGCCAACTTCAGCCCTGGCTTGATCTTCTGGAGCCGCCATCGGTTGCCCAGACATTGCCGCAGTCATATTGGAAAGAGTACGGGACTGCGCTTGTTCCTCGGGGGATAGAAGAGTTGTTGCTGCCTTTGCCGGTTGATGCGCCAGGACGAACTTGGAAATGTCCTCGTCGCCAGCTTTGCTGAATACCGGATCGTGAGCGGCCAGAGCTTTTTTCTGTTCCGCTGGCGAGAGTTTCCCGAAGTCCGGGTCATTCACCATCTGCGTGATTACGTCGTCTGGCATGTTAAGGTTTCGCCGCTGGTGGATATTTCTTCAGCAAATCTTCCGCCGTCACTCCGCCGCCCGCCGCTTCTCCCGCCGATTGCCTGCCCATCTTGCCGACGCGCGGAATCGTCCGGTCCACGTTGTCCACGTTGTTGGTGAGGGTCTTTAGCTGCTTTTCGGCCATCTTCTTGTCGGCGGTGGCGAATCCTGGAAGCATGGCGACGATGGCCATGCGCTGAGATTCTGAGCCAGCTCCTTGCCCTTGCAAGCCGCGCATGGCCATGGCGCGTTCTGCCAGCGTGGCATGGGCAATCAAATAATCCTGTTCAGCCTCAGAAAGTTTCGTTGCTGCAAGTCCAGCCATCACTGTCTGTGTGGCGGTTTCGGGATGCTTGGCTGCCAGCGCCAAAAGCGCTCGCCCTTCCGTGCTCAGGCCTTTGTCAGGGAGCGCGGCGTTGGCATCTTTCATCTGCTTCATGCCGTCGCGGATATCGTTGATTAGTCCAGTGGCTTTCACAGCATTGGCGACCGTGGGAGTAGATTTAACGAACCGGCCCGGCTCCTCTTTGTTGGCGGCCGCGAATTCCCCGGAAGTCATCGCCGTGATGGCTCCGCCACCCGGCTGCGTGGTATCGAGGTAGTTGTCTTGACGGAGATTCTCCATGCCTGCGATGCGTAGTTGCATGCCCGCCGTCTGGAAATCTTCGACTTCCTTGGCGGTCGGTTCGCGGCCATGCTCTTTGGTGAACTTCGCCTGCCAGGATTTGAATGGAGTCAGCTCCAGTTCCGCTTTGTGGATGGCCTGGCGGTTCTCGCTGATCTTGCCGATGGCTGCGCTGACAGGTGCAGCGCTCATACTTTTCGCAGCCACGGATTTGGCGTTCTCCCAGATGCTTTGCTCGTCGGGAGTCATGGTCCCTAGAATCTTTTCCGTTTTCTGCATCTCCTGCTCGAATGGTGTGGGACCAGCGGCGGAACTTTTAACAGTGGTTCCCGTAGTCTCTGGTTGCGGCTCTATCCCTTCAGGCGTAGCTGCCTTGATGATGCCATCGGCGTCGATCCCGAAATACTTGGCCTGGTGCTTGGCAATGCCGAGTTTTAGCGCAGAGTTGTGCAAGTGGTTCAGGAGCTGCGAGCGCTTGATGGGATTGGTTTCTTTCTCAAAGGCGGTGACGTTCGCTTCATGCGCAATTTGCGCCTGGGTCAGCTGGTTGAGCACGTTGTTACGCGAGGTTTCGTTGCCGACGCGCTGCTTCTCTAAGCCCAGTTGCTGCTGCTGCAATTTCTCCGTGGCTCCTTCGTGCAAGCCCTGAAGGATTTGCTCGGCGATGGTTGGCCCGCCGCCGAGGAACGGGATCTGCATGTTCGCGTAGGTGGGCATTAGTGGGCGTACACTCCGCCGATGGGATCAAGAGGATCGCTCCCGCTACTTCCGCCGCCAAACTTCATCAAGCCCAGAGCCTTGGCGAACGGCCCGGCAAAGCCCGACAGGAATCCGCCAATCCCGGATTGGCCGGGAACGTTCGTGATGCCTAGGAGTCCCAAAATCTGCTGGATGGTGGTGTTCCGCTGGGTGATGGCTTGCTGCTGCAAGTCCAGGTTCGCACCAGTCTGTGCTGCTGCCACTTGATTGGAATTCTGCGTCAGCCCTTGCGCCAGCAATCCCGACCGCCCGAGGCCCCGCGAACTCAAGGCGTTGGTGATGCGGTTCGCTCCGCCAACTCCGCTCTTGGCAATCTGATCGAAAAGCAAGGATTGCTGCACAGGATCGATCTTCGGCGTTGCGCCGACTTGTGGAGATAGTTGCTTCAAAAGAGAATCAAGTGTGCTGCTTTGCGTGGGATCGAGTGAAGACGGACGCTTATTGGTTGCTCCGCCGATGCCGCCAATGGCAGCACCGATCAATGGAATAGCAGCGGCGGCTATAGGCATCGAAGCTCCTTCACCATGGTGGGAAATTCCGCTTTGTGGAAGCCACACATTTCCGCCATGGTAACGCCGTTTTCAAACGTCGGATAGGTGTAAATCACCGCTGGTTTCGGGATACGCTCTTCGATAGCTTCGTAGACTTTTCGGAAATCGATGTAGCCATCGTACTCTTTGTCCCTGCACTGATTGTCGAGATGCAACTGCATCTGCGCCATGTGGCAGTAGACGATTTCGCCGTCTTTTTCCGCCACGCCCACGAAAGTCAAATCCGGAGAAGGCATGGGGATGCCGTTGCGCTCGCAGAAGGGCCTGAGTTTCTCGAATTCATCCGGCGGCAGCAGACGATAGATCATGTCAGTGTCGTTCCATTTCTCAAGGGGGCCCGCAAGGGATTACGAGGGTCCACGGGAGGCGCGGGAGGCGCCGCTTCGGGAGTCGTGAAAGCCACGCTGGCGGCGCTGACCACGTTCGACGGCGTGCTGTATTGCGTTCCTCGGTAGGAATAAACCTGGAAGTAATACGTTGAGACGTTATTGCCCACGGGGAATGGATACGCGCAAGTCTCGCTGCCGGGGATGTCCTGGCGGTGAAGAATCTTGCTCATATCGCTCGTGGTTGAAACCATGAGGCAGTAGCCGTCCACATTGACCACGCGGTTCCAGGTAATCCAGATCAGCCCCTGACGCCCGGTAGCCGATGGGCTAATGGGCGTGGCGGGCTTTTGCGCCCCTATCTGCTGGATGGTATCGAGGCGATGCTTGATTTCCGTTAATACGCGGTTCAACTGATCGACGGCGGAAGGATCGTGCTCGATTTTCCCGGTATGGGGTGCGACACTTCTCACCGGATTCCAGTCGGGAGGCAAGCGAAAGCTATCCTGTCCTTTCCTCATGGTGCTTCTCCGGTACGTGCCCTGGCTCCGCGCGGATCGAAATAAGCCTTGATATGCACCAGCTGAATGTTCGGGATGTTGTTGCTGTTCACGAGTTTTCCCTGATAGTTCAGCCGGATGCTGAAGTTCCTGCAAAATCTGGAAGCCGCGCTTTGCACCTTGCGGTAGACCTTGGCGGTAGAATGCGTTGGCGTCGAGATGGCTCCTAGAGTCTCGTTGGCCTGGCCTTCGTCGAAATAAATCGTAGCCAAGAGCGTCTCTCCCGTGGTGGTCAGCAGGAACTCCAGGCCTTCGAGCGAGAACCGCGAGCCGCGCAAGCCCAGGTCCCGGTAGTGATCCTGAAAGTCCACGTTCACGGCCACACCTAAGCCGTTGTTCGCAGCGCCCCAGTCATCCAGCTTCAGGATGCTTCCGGTAGCGTTTCCGCCGTAGATATAGCCTTCGACGGGATCGGCGACTAGCGATTGCGCGGCAAAAGAGCGTTTGGAGATGGCTCCGCGCTCCAGGTCCAGGGCCAGCATGGCGTTCGGAACCATTTGCCCGGATTCGGCATAAGCCAGATAGTAGAACAAGGGATTGGCGGCGGCGCTGTTCAGCATGGTTACTGCGGAACTGACGATTTCGGGGACATGGAAGCCGGTCGATCCAAAGACGCTGATGCCGGTATGGTCGTTCTGCCGGAACCAGGCATCCAGTTTCGGGGTGATTTTGTTGCTGGTATAGCCGTTGAAAGCCCAGATGCCGCGGCTGTTGGCGAACAGGATTCTTCCGGTGAAATAAAATCCGCTGGAAGCTCCCCCGGAGAGGACCGCGGTAAACGGCCAGTTGGTGCCTACCGGGGACAATGTTTTACTGAGCTGAAACGAATTTTCGTCCGTGCCGGTGAATTGCCAGATGCTGTCGGGCTTCAGGATGAACAGTTGCCCGCCCATGGAAAAGATTCCGGTGATGCTCTTACCGTCGCCAACGGGAGTTTCAAAATCCGCGGGGTAGGCGAAGCCGTTCAGCGGTTTTGACCAAATGAGCGTATTCCCGTTGGCCCAGAAAATGCGGTCGTAATGATAGGTCGGGAATTTTACCTGCTGGCTTCCAAGTCTGGAATTTGGTTCATCGCCGACTGTATCGCCGGCTAGGATGGTGCCCTGGGTAAGCGCCTCAAGATCTGTCATGTTGTCGGCATAGGATGTCGAGATATTGTCGCCGATGGACCCCACCAAATAATAAGACGACAGCGTTCCGCCCTTCCTGTAGATATTCCGTCCGGTGGTGCGGGCATCTCCGGAAGGAATAGCCGTAAGGGTGCCTTGCTGCGCCGACAGAACAACAGATGTGGAAGCATTGCTGGCTTGGCCTTCTTCTCCATTCATGGCGGTGAAAGCAACTTTCCATGTATACGTTCCGGTGAGCGTGCCGGCCGCTCCGGTGCCAGCTCCGAATCCCAATGTGGCATCGGACTGGTAGACGGTGATTTGCCCTTTATAAATAAAGATGCTGTCCGTATTGGTGAATTTGTTGGTCGAAACCTGGACCTGGAAACCGAAATTTCCAGAATTGATGTCCGCCTGCGTCCAAGTAGCCCCCCACAAATCCGTAGCTCCGCCGAGAGAAATCGCAAGATAACCAAAGTTGCTGTAAAAAACGACTGTCTTGGAAGTTCCCACGGGAACATTGTTTTTGAGCATGGTTACCACGGCAGTCGAAGTTCCGCCCATGGTTTGCCCTTGAATTTGCGCGGTAACTACAAGTCCCTGGACCGCCGAGGCATTGATGGCAAAGGAATTGGTTCCCATGGTGGCGCGCAGATACTGGCTGGGCTGCAGGTAATTCACAAATACCTGCGCGGCGCTGGCTGTCGAAGTGCTCGTGATGTTATTGGGAGTTGTCCAGGTCTGCGTTTGCGTGCCTGTGCCTATTCCGGTGCCCACACTTGTGGGGCCGGTAACTTTGGCTCCTCCGGAAGTATTGGTTTGCGGCGGAGGCCAATCTACCGTAGTCAAATCGGAAACAGAAGCATCGGTGAAATATCCGGCTCCGGCCAGATCCATGTAGATGCGGTTGGGGCCGGCACCAAAGGACATCTTGGAACTGCCTTGATTCGTGGCTGTGGATATAGCCAAAGAAGCGAAGTCTTTCCCGGCATAGACGGAGGTGCCAGCCCCGCTGATGGCCCCGAGTACCGGATCGAAGAAAACCGAATGCACGCTTCCAGCTAGAGAGGCGGTGTTCTGAAGCGTGTTAGCTCCGGTGATGATGATGTTGCCTTGCTCGTCGAAGCGCACGTTTTCGGCAAGCAGGCATTCGTTTTCGGCAAGCTTGTCCATGCCCGCCGAGGCGTTCATGCCCCCCGAAAAATCAGCGATTATTGCCTCTTGCGGCATCTAGGTCCCAATACAGATGTAGCGAATCACATCGGTTCCCGTCCCGGTAAAAGTGATGCTCGATCCGCTGGTTTGCGTGACCTTGACGGCATTGGTTCCGGTTTCATCGATGGCCACGCAGGTATAGCTCGAAGCACTACTGAAGACAGCAGAGCCGGTCAATGTTACCGTGGCCGTGCCTCCAGAAAGCGTCACAGTGTCCTGAACGATGTGCGCGATGTTCTGGATCGTTCCCGTGGAATTGTAGATAGGTGCCTGGACGGTGTTGCCACCGAATGTCAGGCGGTCGCTGGAATCTTTCCCGAGCAGGATGTCTGCACCATTGGCATTGTTCCGCCAGGCGACGGCATCGCCCGTAGCCAGCCGCAAAACTCCGCTGGCCGCGGGGTTTGAGGAAAGCGTCACCACGGAACTGGCTAGGACTTTGGCGAATTTCAGCCCGGAAGACCCCGCGCCAACCGGCGTGAGCGTGCTTGTTCCGCCGGTGGAATTCGCGCGAGTGAAAGTTGTTGCCGTGCCGTCGTACTTCTGAAGGTCTTCTTCGCTGATCAAACCTTTGACGATGATTTGCGCCATCTATCTGTACCCCCATCCCCGCGTCCAATCCTTTATCACTTCCGGGTTAGCGTGCTTTCTATCGAAGGCCCTGCCGGGAGCCATGATGGCCGGGCGCAGTTGCGCGTTATGTCTTTGCTGCACGCGCACGAATTCCATGCGCTTCTTGTATTCCTGCAAATGCCCCAGGGCTTTTTTCATATCGTTCTTCATCTGCGCGAGGTAAGCGGCGAAAACGGGAACCAGCTTCTGGGCCGAAAGTGGCAGGAGCGTGGTGTCGCTCGAATTCACGAGTGTAGGCGGGAAAGGAATATAGTGCAGGTTGATGTTGTCGTTGACCTGCGGGGCGGGGTAGAGGATGAAGAGATTGTAGCTGAAAGGGATGAAGTAGGACTGCTGGGAGGGAAAGTCTTCTTCCCAGGGCGACCGGCCCTGCATGCGCTTGTCGATCTGGCCGAGCGTCGTGGGGTAGAGCCGTTGGTTTCCGAGCAAAGCGCTGCAGTACAGGAATTCCGGGATCATGTAGTCGGAGGGGTAGGAATAGACCGCCAGGCCAGCCACCACGGAAATAGGCGCATCCTTGCGAATCAGGCGCACGTCCATGGCCACTCGCAGGATAGCGCGGTTGATGTACAGGCCGAGGTCTGTGAGATTCCAAAGGCCACCCGTGAAAGGTTCGTTCAGCCTGAGCTGCGTTTCGGTGTAGAAATCGCTGAAAGTGTAGTTTTGAATGGCCATTATTAACCACTGCCTATGACGATTAACTGGCTGGGAGGCCCGACAGCCTGCAAGCGGGCCTGCAGGACGTTGCCTTGCTGGAACGGTTCCGCGCTCTTGACGCGCTGCGGGAATTCCCAGGCTTGCACCTGCAGAGCCGATTCCATCCAGTCCATGAACGCCTGCCACCAAGCGCTGGCCAGTTCCAGGTCCTGGAACTCTCCATCGCGCGCGAAGCAGCGCATCAAAGTGTAGTAGACGATTGCCGGCTGGCCGGTTTCCTGGATCTGCGGGATGTGCGCATCATCGGTCATGGTGTCGGGCATGGCCAGATACATGAATCCTAGGTTGTTCAGGTCGTTCTGATAGCCCACCACGATGCCGTAGTCCGGGCTGTTGAAGCGGTTCAGCGCGTCGGCTTTGAACTTGATGATGCTTTGCCCGGCGTTGTTCGTAAGCTGGCAGATGCATCCGGTTTCCTGACTGAAGGGAGTGAAGAACGTGCTGTCGCGGGTCACGCCGTCGGCCAGCGTGAAATAAAGCGCTTCTCCTCTTTCCTGGCTGGCGGAATAGCGCGGCCCGTCTTTGTTGGGCACCGGATAAAGACTCACTTGGTTGTGCTGGCTCATGTAGAACCGCGCGGGAGTTCCCGTGGGATTGCCGCGCCAGGATGAATTGGTGTCTCGGTCGAGTTCGTATTCGGTGGTTTGCGGCAGAAACTCCTGAGAAAACGTCAGGCGGATGAATTGATACTGATTGTCGGGAGCGGCGTAGTCGCGCTGGTTCAAGACGGTTTCCGCTACTCCGAAATCCCAGAAGTATTCCGCAATCTGCTGGATGTAGAACACCCCTTCGTTAATGTAAGTGTTCAGTTCAGCATCCGACCAGCCCGCTTGCAGGCTGTCAACGTTCATCAGATAACCGCGCACTTCGTTGCGGATTTGCGCGCGAGTGAGAGAAAAAGGCATCAGTTCCCCACGCACGTATACCGGATAGAATCGCTGCCGGTACCGTTGAAAGTCACACTGGTTCCACTGTTATATACAACGTCGATTCCATTGATTCCCGTGGAATCATCAGCCGAACATACGTAGCTGGTCGAACTGGTGAATGGAAGCGCTGTAACCGTCAGCGTGCCGGTAGATAGGGCAATGGGCCCGCCATTCAAAACAATCAACCGCGTCTGATTAGTTTTGGCGCATGTCGATGTGGTTCCACAATTCAAAAAAGAAGGGGTGAGCGAATCCGCATCGGGAAGAGTTAGATTTCTCGCGGCTGTTGTGGCCGATCCAATTATTCTAGTGTTGTTCGTCGCTGCCGTGCCGAGCCAAAGATTGCCGAATGGTCGAGCCGTTGAACCTAAATCCGTTGCCCCAGCCGTAAGCGGTATGATTTTGGGCGATCCCACGACGTCATCGGTTGCCGCGGACAAGAAAAGTTCATTGACTGCCGTTGCGTCGCCGACTGCTTCAGAGTTAACCCCAGTCGTGCCGACAAGCGGAATGTCTCCGGCGCAAGGAGTCACGGCTCCGTTATTGCAGGATTTGATGGAAGTCCCGAACGGGATGGCTATGACACCGGTCAGCGCGCAGGGATTAGCGGTCAGTGTCGCTCCTGCGCCGCCAGTGCCCACGCACAAACCGCCAGTTCCAACGTTGGTGGGCGCTCCTTCTCCGGCGAATCCCGTTCCTGGCAGGAAATTGATATTCACTCGTCCATTTGTACCGGAAGCGTTGAAGTATGCGTCTCCGCGCTGGCTGGCCCCGTCGTTGCCGGGATTCCTGAAGCGCAACGAAAACACATTAGCGCTAGGAACGAAATCTATCAGGCTAAAGTCTCCGCTTTGTGTGTTGGCGTTGTTCGTTGTTTGCCAGGACCATTGATTCACACCGTTCGTTTTCCATAACGCGCCAATGCTTTGTTCCGTGTGGCCAGGTGCGCCATCGAAAGCAGCGGCAAAGTTTGTCGAAGTACCTGACGCTGATTGGCTGAAGTATCCGCCGAGAGTATTCGTCATGCTCGAAGTACTGCCGCCTGGCCCTGTCGCACTTGTGGCTGTCGTCGTCCAAAAATTACTTGTCTGCGTGAGCCACGTCCACGCAGAAGTGCAAGTCATGCTGGTTGCGCTGATTACCGCCGTAATGACGCATCCGCTAGACGCCATCGAGCCGTTTTGCGTGTTGGGAGCCACCCACAGCAGTTTTCCTGCGTCGGCGCCGGAAGAAAAATTCGTTCCCGAGCCAGTAACAGCCGTACTGCCATTCGTCACCGTGATCGTGCCGGGACGCGAGGCGATGCTGCTGCTGTCGCGGAACGGCCCCAAGCCCCAGATGTCGAACACAAAAGGAACGACGATGTTATCCGCGCCGGAATCCCTGACGTGCGATTGCGCGCCGATGCTGACTAGGCGGAAGTTTGGAATCGTTGTACCGCACGGCGCCGAACAACTTCCGAAGGCTTCCGCTTCCGATTCCATCCCTTGCATTTCCCAGAACGCTGGCCACGTGCCGGTAACGTCGTGTACTCTGGCTTGGTTAAACTGCACCATGTCGGCGCCGAAAGCGCCATTGCCGCCGGTGTGGCTGCCGGATACGTCGATCTGATGGAACTGTGTTGCTTGCGGCTGTGTTAATGGGCTGACGGAATAGAGTTTGAAGTTCGCAACCGTGTTCACGTTAGACAGAGAGTCGGCAGCGCCGCCAATCACGTCAACGAGTTTATTGCTCATGTTGATCGGCCCGGTGTTGCCGGAAGCCGTCAAAGGCACGGTGTAAGTGATCGATCTTCCGCTGGTTCCAGCTCCGGTGACGGTCACGATGTATGTTCCCGATGCAGCATAAAACGAGTAATAGCCGTTGGAATCGGCAGTGAGCGGATTTGTTTTAGTCACCGTCAAGGCGATGTCCGAATACACCGTCGCCTGCGGGGTGCAAGGAATTCCCGTTCCCGCGCTGGTGCATACCGTCACGGTAGCTCCGGCGGCGGGCGCGATTCCGGTGATGAGATTCTTGAGCGCTATGTCGTTGACTATTCCCTGACCGAAGCTAACGGCTGGAACCAATAAGCACAACAGCATCGGCAACAGTTTTTTCATGTTGCTGCAGCTCCTTCCGCAAGATCTGGATTTCCTCGTACAACTGCGCCAGCATGAGCATAATGAGTTTCATGTCGGGCGACACTGGCTGGCCTTTCATTTTTGCTCTCCTTCCACTTCCCGTAAACTTCGTTTATGCGTTTCAGGAGCCGTTCCGGGCTGATGCCGATCGCGGTGCAGAGCGGTAGTTCCTGCTCCATCGCGGGAGTTTTGGTATACGGGCAGGACCAGAACCCTCCGAACCTTCCGTTATGCGGCATGGCCTGGCCGGGATTGATTTCATGCACCGAGCCATCGCAGGACGGGCAAGCCGCCGGGGGCACCGCGTGGGTGTAGTGCAGTACATGGCAGGGGTAGCAAAACACACCTTCAGGAGCTAGGCAATAATCGTTTTCCCAGTACTGGCAGAGATTCTCATGCGTCGAGTGGCTAAGTAGCGTTATCTTCGGCGTGGGGAAGCATCCTGCTGCGTTGAGGATGCCCGTCTCCGGGCCGATCACCAGGTCCGCCCACTTAGTCATCACGAGAGACGTGCGCAGTTCCCACACGCCCGAGCGCGGCAGATACCTCGAAGACGGCATGCGCTCCATGAGTTTGCATTCGGCATCGCCCACGCTGACGACCAAAACGTCTGCATTCCTGGCGGTGAGTTCAGAGAGCACCAGATGGAAGTACGGGTACATCTTGTGGTAGCTGGAACCAGCGAGGGACCACAGCACGATGAATTTGTTGGCATACTTGGCCCGGAATCCTGCGGCGCAGATTTCCTCCTGCTCGCTGAAGAATAATTCTCCGCGGGGCTTTTCCGCCGTGTAGCCCGCCAGTTCCAGGTGCTTGTCGTAGTAGTTGGTGTTTTTGGCCTTGCCGCGCGCCACGTTCAAGGCGTTGTGCAGGATGCTGGCTTCGTCGAGTTCCGGATGGTCTTTCCTGATTTCCGTGGCCCATTTGTAGATGTACTTGTCGGCGATGAGCAGGGTATCTTCTGCGGCTCCCGTCAAGTTCACGAACTTGTCGTAGGACTTGGCTATTTCCAGCCAATAGTTTTTCAGGTTGTCGCCCTTGTTCTCGACGTAATCCCTGATCTGCACGATGCACTCATCGACGTAGGGGCTGTGCTTCAGGATTTCCGGCGCCGGAGGCGTGCAGTTGAGCGTGACGTGGTAGCCTTCTTCCTTGAGCTTGCGGAAGACAGGCGTTGACTGAATAACATCGCCAATGGCTCCTTCAACCATACCGAACAACTAAAGCTCGTTTGTTCAGTATGATTTGCACCTCCGATCTGGCGGAATCCGCCGCATGTTTAGAAGCTAGTTTGCGAAAAACCTGCAAAAACGAATACTCCTCTTTCTCACCGCGCACCTCGTCCAGCATGATTTCCACCGGCCCGCAATCGGCCACTAAGTTCCTGATTTCTTCCGGCGAGTAATCATGCTGGTGGTGCGGGTTGGCGCCAAGCTCGCCCTTGTTGGGGTAGAAGTTTTCCCAGTCCTCGCGTCCGATGGCTTTCGCCACGTTCTTCGTGAGCGGCAGATAAAGAATCAATCGCCCCCCAGACTTGATGACGCGCCACCATTCCTTCAGAACAGCGGCAGGATAAGGCATGTCCTCAAGCGTGTGGCTTGAATACACATAATCGAAGGATTCATCGGAAAACAATTCCAGGCGCGTCACGTCCGAGGTCACATCCACAGCTTCGGATTGTCCGAAGTAGGCGCCGTCCACGCCCAGACAGAAATCCGTTCCTGTCTTGGGGATTTTCAGCTTCCATGGCCCGCAGCCCAGGTCCAGGCCGCGACCGGCGACAAACGGCGCAAGTCGATCCTTTACTTTGCCGGTCTCATTTCCTTCGGGCCCATCGATTCGCCAACTCAACTGCGCTCCTATCTTTTGCCGCTGATCTTAATCCGGCGGTCTTTGGCCACGCTTTCAAACACGTTCAACAGTTGCAGTTCGCCGGCTTCGTAGCGCAGATGCGCCAGCGGAAGCTCGTTCCCGGCATGCGGCGGAAAATGGTCGCTCTTGATCCTGAGCATGATGACGGTGAAGCGGTTGCTGGCTTCGATGCCGTCGAGTTCGGCATCCCGCGGTATCAATCCTTCGCTGTGCGTTTTCAGCAAGGAAAAGAATTCTTGCACCCTCATCTGGAAGCAGGCGGGGCGCTCCACGGAACTGGTGAAGTAGAAACCGATCTCGGAATCCGCGCCCTTGTCGTCCAGCTCCAACATCTCGAAGTTGGCGTCGAATGGCACGGGAACCGCCGGCAGCACGTCGTGAAAGAATTCCAGCATCTGCTCCGGGCGAAGAGTCAGGCCGAAAGCGTGCACGGCTCCCAGCGCCATTGGGGGCCGTCCGCTCTCCCGTATCCTCCTGTCAGACAAACTGCATCCTCATGCTGACGTTCAACCGCAGCACCGGAGTCGTCTGTGTGGCTGAGGCCGTACCCGTCCCCGTCACGGAAATAGTGATGGCTCCCGCAGCGGGAATGGAAGAAGTGTTGACGCTGGTGAAGCCAGCCGCCGATCCCGCGGTATTCACCGCGCTCGAAGTGGCAAGAACCGTGGTGCCGCTCTGCAGGTTGATGATGTAGCCCTGGCTGGTGCCCACCACATCGACCTGGGCCACGCCGCCAAGAACCACCACGGCATCGCCCACGGGAATCAGGTTGGGGGCGGTGTGCGTGGTCGTGACGATGTGGCCGGAAGCGGTGAACACCTGGCTGACCGCCGGAAGCGTCGGAGGGGTGACTTCGAACCGCCCGATGAATCTGGATTCGTCGTATCCCATGTCAGGCGCTCGTGTAGTGGATGATGTGCTCTTCAGAATCGGTCGATTGCGACCAGATTTTCTGGAAGCCTAGGAGCGCGTACCACGCCAGGCCCTGCGAACGCCCGTAGTCCGTGGGGATCTTCTCGCGGAGCTCTTCCGGCACGGCGACCACTTCCTTCACGGCATCGTCGCCAAAAAGTACCGCAGCAGAGAGTCCCGCGCCCGAGCCGATGGTGTTTGGCAGCATGTTCGTCTCTTCGACGATCCTGGTCATGTAGTACTTGCCGATTTCCCCGCGGAACATGTTCTGGGCCAGCAAGTCGGTGTACTTGCTGACATCCACGAAGCCGCCCGTAGCGGTATCGGAGAAGAACCCGGAGTAGCCCCCCACGGCGGTGATCATCACGTAGTTGGCGCCGTCCACGAACGGGATGTTGGCTTTCCGGAGCCGATCGACGCCCAGGCGGACGTTGGTGCCGGAAAGGTTGACGGTGGCGGTAGCTGTGGCGGTTCCGTTGGTGGTGAACACCACGTTTCCGGAAGCCGATTGCACGGCTTTGACTTCGGCGGAAGTGAATTGCGTTCCCGCAGCGGAGTCTAGGATCTTCGCGGCATCATTCCTGAGCGCGATGGCGATGGCGTCTTCGGGAGAGAGTTGCGACAGGGAAATGAGGCGACCGGTGTAGGCGATGGCGTTGCCGTATTCCTGCATGGTGGCGGTGCCTTGCTGGACGCCTACGGTGGTTTCGGCGATGGTGTTGGTTTCAACCAGCACGCCGCCGGCGGCCGCGACGTTGCCGATTTTGTCGAAGAATACGTTGGCGTTGCGGTGGGCTCCCCCGGCGCCAAGCGGGGATGTGAATGCCCGGAAGCGTTTGAGCGGCTGGGCGGCTACGCGCAGCTTCTGACTCAACTCAGGGGCGGAAAGGAACCCTCCAAGCGAGTTTGTTGCATAAAGCATTGAAGCCATTAGGTTTGGTCCTCCGATGTCAGAAGACAGGGCTACAGCGTTAGCTTGTAGCACCGCCTTAGATCAGCTACCGCACTTGGCGGCGGACGCGCGCAGCATTGCTGTTTAGTTCGGCCATGTGCGCTTGGTATGCATCCTGATCCGACATCGGAGCCGGTGAAGGGTGTTCCGTAGGCGGAGGGACTATGACTTTTGC